CGCCCAGGCGGTGGCCGAGGAAGCGGGCGATGCCGCCAACGGCTACAAGCCCGCCCCCGCGCCGGTACGACCGAATGAAAACGGACTGCCGACCGTGACCCAGGAAACGCCGACCGCGAAAGAACAGGGCGTGGCCGTGTTGGTAGACACATTCGAGGGAGTAACCAGTGTGCGCAACCTGACCGAGACCGCCGGAGGATATGGCAGTGCCTATGTGGACGTTCCAGCCGAGGCAGAGGCGCCCGGAGAAAGCGGCAACGGTTACGGCAAGGGCGACGTGAACACGCTGGTCGATCCCATCGGTTATATCGGCAGCGTGACCAACACGACCGAGACCAGCGGCGGCACCGAGGAAGAAGACGACGACGAACTGACAGAGCGCGTCTTCTATGCGCCGGAGGGGTACAGCGTGGCTGGCCCGGCTCTTGCCTATATCAGCCTTGCAAAGCAGTTCCGCAGTGACGTGCGCGACGTTACCGTGGTACGCCCGGAGGGAACCGCCGGAACCGTGGATATTTACATTCTGCTGGCCGGAGGCAAGCTGCCCACAGCCAGCGACCTGGCCGCCCTGCTGGAATTTTTGAGTGATAAGACCCGCCGCCCGCTGAACGACCTGGTGGAATGCAAAGCCCCCACAGAGGTGCCTTATACCATCGACCTTACCTACACCATCGCCGAGAGCGACGCCGCACAGGTCGGCACCATCACTGAGGCGGTGAACCAGGCCGTGACCGACTACGCCGACTGGCAACGCACCATCGGGCAGGACATCAACCCCACCGCCCTGATTGCCAGGGTGCGAGACGCCGGAGCCAAGTGGGTGGAGCTGCGCAGCCCCGCCCGCAGCGCAGTGACAAAAAGCCAGGTGCCGAAGCTGACGACGCAGAACGTGGTCTATGGAGGCACCGAAGATGATTAAGCTGACCGATGCCCGCCTGACCGACGCCCTGCCAAAGACACTGGCCGAACAACCCTGGGTGCAAGCCCTGGCAGAGGCCAGCCGAAAGATGCGGCGCCGGGTCATAGCCTACGCAGACCGCACCCGGCTATTCTGCGACATAGACGAAGCCAGCGAGGAAGCACTGGACGCCCTGGCCGTGGAATTGCAGACACCCCTTTATAAAAACGACTACCCGCTGACCGTAAAGCGGCAGATCGTTAAAAACAGTATGCTCTACTACATACGCAGCGGCACACGCGGCGCCGTGGAAGAACTGCTGGCCGACATTTACCAGGGCGCAGAGGTAGAAGAGTGGTTCGAGTACGGCGGCGAACCAAACTACTTCCGCGTGGCTATTGATATAAGCCGGACGACCGTGCCGGTGGCAGAAATGGCCCCGGCCGAATTGGAAAGCTGGCTCTACAGTGTAAAGCGGGCCAGCAGCGCCCTGGAAAGCCTGAGTTACATGATCCGCCACGCGATCACCATCGGCTGCAAGGTCGAAGCGTTTCTGCAAAGCCCGCCGGAGTGCGGAACCTTAGAGTGCGGCACCTACCCGGAGGCCAGCACCCTGGGATGGAGTGCCGGAGCCTGGCTGCAGATTGCAGGACGCGCGGACGCCTACCTGGTAAACCCGCCGGAGTGCGGAACCGTGCCGGAAATTTCGACCGTCGGCTGGAGCATAGACGCTGCCATCAGCCAGGCGGGCAGCGTGGCCGAGGCGTTCGTGATAGAGCCGCCGGAGGCAGGAACCGCTGAGGCCGGAGAAAAGCCGTTGACAGCAACCCTGGGCCAGAGCCTGGAAGCGGGCAGCCAGTACACCGCAAAGGTGGACATTTACCTTGTTACCCCGCCGGAATCGGGCGCAACCGAATGCGGCGCGGGAATATAAACGCCAACGCGGAAAAGAGGTGAAGACGAAGACATGGCATTTTTTACCGACAAGTTCCTGAACGCCCGCAGAGAAGACCTGCTGCGCCACATCTACCGTTTCCAGTATCAGCTGAACGGCGGCACCTGGTACACTGGCGAGATCAACAGCAAGGAGGTTGTGGGAACGAACGTGGTTGTTTTTGTAAATATGCCCAGCAGCGGGGCGGCCGATACCGTAACCGCCGTGAGGGTCTATGACAACAACGACAGCCTGGCGGGAAGCCAGAGCGTGAACCTGAAACGGCAGAGTTACAACACCGGCTTACTGCGGTTCACGTTCCCGCTGATCGAAGCAACGACCGAATAAAGAGAGGTGAAAGGAAATGTATCAGCGCACATTCTGGCGAGACCGGGCCGTGGATCAGACCGGCCAGGTTATCCAGCACGGCACCCTGCAAGACCAGGCGCACTTCAACAACATGGAAGACGGCATCGCGGACGCGAACCTGGCCGCAGCCCTGCAGAGTTTTTATGACGTGCAGACCGGCTATGAGAACGAGGCAGAGGTGCAGACCGTGACCCTGACCGCCAACAGCTACCCCTACCCGTTCTGCAACAGCGAAAAGGCCGTGGCGCTGCGCACCCTGCGCAACACTACGAACTACACCGTGGACGTGGACGTGGTAAGTTACGCGGGCGGCCAGCTTGGCGACATTCTCATCAAGGACAAGGCCCTGAACGGCTTTAAGCTCCTGAGCGACGGCAGCGCCAAAACCATCACGCTCCGCGTGAAAATTACTGGAGGTATGACCGCATGAACATAATCGAAATGAACGACGGCCGCAAGGTTGACTATGCCCTGCGCAAAACCAAGCTGACCTTTGCGGACGGCGCCCTGACCATCGACCTGGCCCGCTATCAGCGTGACTACACTGTGACCAAGGACATTATGGCCGACGGTGACGGAAACCTGCTGGTGGGCGCGAATGGCCGCTATTATGTGGCCCAGGTCGAGATCCCGCCCATTGAGTACGAGGAAACCGTGGTGGAGGCAGAACCCATGCCCGCCGCCGAGAGCGAGGGCGATGGCGAAAACCAGGACGGCGGCACCGAGACCCGCACGACCGTGGAGCGCACCGCCAAACCGCTGAACACCGACGAAGTCACGCTGCGCCTTTGGAGCGTTGCCGGCTTCGATATCTACTAAGGAGGAAGACACAATGGCAAACAACTGGGAAAACAGCAATCAGGTTCTTCAGGCTATCTGCCCGACCAACGCCCTGAAGCTGGACGACATGAACCAGCCCAGCGTGATGGTTTTTATCCCCGCGTTCCGGCTGTGCGACGTCCTCAGCACGAGCGACACGAGCATCCACCCGGCATTCCGCCGCAACGGCGTGCAGAAAGACGGTTTCTGGTTCGGCAAGTTTGAGTCGAAGATGTACAACGGCCGCGCATACAGCCGCCCGAACGAAGACCCGACCGTGAGCATGAACCAGGATCAGTTCGTGGCGCAGACCAAGAGCAAGGGCGAGGGCTGGCACGAAGCCACCAATGCCGAGTGGGCAGCCATCGCCCTGTGGTGCCATAAAAACGGCTGTGAGCCTTACGGCAATAACAACTATGGCAAGGACGCCCGCGAAACCACCTACAAGGCCCGCAAGACCAGCGACGACAGCGGCAAGACCGGCCGCGTGGCGACCGGCACCGGCCCCGTGACTTGGAGCCACGACGGCACCCTGGCGGGCATCTGGGACATGAACGGCAACGTCTGGGAGTGGGTCACCGGTTTGCGCCTGGTTTACGGCGAGATTCAGATCATCGCCGACAACGACGCCGCCGACAACAGCTGCGACCTTTCCGCCAGCAGCACGGCCTGGAAAGCTATCCGTGCCAGCGACGGCGCCCTGGTTACGCCGGACGGCAACGGCACCACCGACGGAACCGTCAAGATGGATTGGATCAGCAACAAGTGCGTATACAGCACGACCATCACCACCAAGGCCGACACCGGCCGTGGCTGCTCGTTCAAGGACGTGACCTGCGACAGCACCATCGGAGCCGCCGCCAAGCTGCTGCTGCAAGCCCTGGCCATGCTGCCCGACACCGCCCTGACCGGCGAAGGCATCGACGCGAACTATGGCGGCGATTACTTCTATTTCAACAACGGCACAGCCGAGCGTTGCCCCTATCGCGGTGCGGCCTGGAACAGTGGCGGCAGCGCTGGCGTTTTCATCGTCAGCCTGAACAGCCCGCGCTCGAATTCCAGCACCGACTTCGGGGGCCGTTCCGCTTACCAGGAATAACTGAACACTGAACCACCGAAGCACTGGTGGGGGGGGGGGGGGGGGGCCCCCCCCCCTTCTTATATTAGCAGGGAGAGGG